GGCTCGTGGAGAAAGCACAACTGCATTTAAGCAGCAAAGAACTGGTGCAACAAATCGTTTGAAAACAATTTCAGGAGATGTTGAAAAGAACTTCCCTGAGATTAAGGTAGTACCTGCAAAGGCTCCTTCTACAAAGACTGCTGTAATAAAGTCCCCTCCTGCAAGCACGCCAGTTCCAGGGAAACCATCTACAGTAACAACGCCATCTACAGTAACTACTCCTCCCAAGGTGACTACCCCACCTAAGACTACGACTCCTTCTAAGACTACTACGCCTGATAAGACACCTAAGGATGAAGAGACTGCTGAAGATAGAGAAGCATCAGCATTAAATGTAGCTGCAGGAGCAGACTTTACCCTGCCTGAGACTTTGTTTAAGAACATCCCAAGCCTTGCTGCTCTTCTCAAGAAGTACGTCAGTACTCCTGGTATGACAGCAGATGCTTTCCGTAAAGCACTTCGTGATGATGTTTGGTACAAGCAAAACTCTAAAGAGATTAAAGAACGTTTTATCCAGTACTACAACTATCGTGATCTTCAAGCATCAGGTCGTGCTACAGGCTCAACCGACTATGAGATGCAGATTGCAAGGATCGAGGCAAGCCTTAAAAAGCGTGCGGTAGAGATAGGTTCTGCAGCAGCATCAGATCCTGCAGCATTACGTAAGGCAGCAGAAAATCTTTACATTACCAACCGAAGCGAGGACCAGTCATTTATTGATGACTTCCTAGCAGCGTCAATTCGTCCAGTAGCTGGAATGATTGGTGGTAAGGGTACTGAAGGTTACTCAGGTCAGGCACTTGCTAACTATCAAATTTTACTATCAACTGCTCGTGATAATGGTCTTAAGATTAGTGACATCATTCCTGGTGGTGCTAACGAACAGCAAGTTCTACAGGGTATTGCATCAGGTAAACTTGATATCAACCGTATCATTCAAGATGCACGCAAACTAGCAGCGCAAGGTCAGCCACAGTATGTGCGTGACCTGCTATCTCAAGGCTATAACCTAAATCAAGTGTTTGCACCATACCGTCAGACTATGGCAGCAGTACTAGAGATTGATGATCCAAACTCTATTGATCTTAATGACCCATTACTACGCTCTGCTATCACCGACAAGGGCGATATGAACGTCTATGAATTTAAGAAGCAACTTCGTAAAGACAGTCGCTGGCAGTACACAGAACAGGCAAGACAGGATGTATCAAGTGCAACACTTGACATCCTTCGTGACTTCGGATTCCAGGGGTAGCAAATGGCATATACAGAAGCACAATGGAACAAGATACAGGCTGCTCTTCCACCAGAAGATCGTATGACTTATTTTGAATACCTTAGAAGCCTAGACCCTCTTTCAGGCCTTAAAGCAGATTCATTAGAACCTAAAACAGGAACAGCGGTTGACGAGCGCACACGCGCCGCTGCAGCACCTGTAGCAGAAGCAACAGATACTATCCCAGCAGATACAGCACCAGCAGATACAGCAGCAACAAGTGCAACAGGTATTGCGGGTCGAGGAAGCGAATTTATATTGCCAGATGGTGGAGCATTGGGCGAGGCGGAAGCAGATGCAGACACAACCGACACAGCAGAAACAACCGAAACAACGGAAACAACGGAAACAACGGGTAAACTTCCTGCAGGTTTTATTGCAGGACCGTTCCCTAAAGAGCTAGAACGATTTTTTGGTTCATCTGCTGGAATCTTAGGCTATCGAATTGAAACCTTTACAGATAAAAATGGAAGAACATACAACCAACTATCTGTAGCAACTTCACCTAACTCATCTAAAACTTTTGGCGCAAGATTTACACAAGGCCCAGACGGTAAGTATTCTATCTATACTTCCTCCACCGATGACGATGGTGGTGGTGTAGTAGATGATGGTTCTGGAGATAGTGTCATCCCAGGACAAACATACACAGCACCAGATGGCAGAATCTTTACAGATATCAAAGCCTATAACGCATACATTGAAAAAACAGCAGCAGATGAAAAGCGTCGCGCAGGAAAATCTGCTTATGATATTCTCTATGCAGAGTTTGACAGATATGGTTTAGGTAGCCTAGTAAAAGAAGTAGAACAGTACATTGTTGACGGTCTATCACCTGCCGAGTTTACTCTTAAACTTCGAGCATCAAAGTCATACCAGAAGCGTTTTGCAGCAAATGAAATGCGTATTGCTAAAGGACTTAAAGCAATTAGCGAGGCCGAGTATCTTGGTCTTGAGGACCAGTACCAGAACATCTTGCGTAATGCAGGGCTTCCTGAGTCATACTGGAAGCGTGGAGATCTAGGTGTACAAGAAGGATTTACTAACTTCATTGCTAACGATGTATCTGCAGTTGAATTAGAAGACCGCGTTACTACAGCACAACAGCGTTTGATTTATGCAAACCCTGAAGTCAGTATTGCTCTTAAGACATTCTACCCAGACATTACCAATGGTGACCTACTTGCTTATGCACTAGATCCTACTAAGGGACTAGACCAAATCAAGCGTCGCATTACTGCAGCAGAGGTTGGTTCATCAGCAGTTCAGCTAGGACTTGCAACCAACGTTACAGATGCTGAATACCTAGCACGCTATGGTGTTAATAAGCAGACTGCTCAGCAAGGTTACAGCACCATTGCCGGTGGACTACAGCGTGGTTCACAACTTGCATCAATCTATGGAGAAGATCCTTACACGCAGACAACTGCGGAAAGAGAAGTCTTCAACGTTCCTGGTGCTCAAGAAGCACGCAAGCAACGACAGAAACTAACTGGACTAGAAAAGGCTACCTTCGGTGGTCAGACTGGTCTAACAAGTGGAGCCTTAGCACGAGATCGTGCTGGCGGTTTCTAAATAAAAAGCCTGCCACTAGAACGACTGGCCTAGTGGAGCGACAACAAGACCAGTAGTAGGAGCCACATAACCCACCCCAAGGATATGTGAGGCCTGCGCCAACAACTAATAGGGAGAAGGACCACTATGTCCAATTACGACTACGAGGATGATGACGACTTCAATGATGACTCATCAAACGATCTAGTAAAGCAACTACGCAAAGCGTCTAAGCAGAAGGACAAAGAACTACAAGAGCTTCGTGCTCAGTTCGATGGACTTAACAAGGCCCAACGCGAAAGAGCAATAAAGGATGCCCTCGCAAGTCGCGGGGTAAACAGCAAAATTGCTTCATTTATCCCACAGGATATAGACCCAACTGAAGAGTCTGTATCTAAATGGCTTGAAGACTATGCCGATGTATTCGGTATTGAAGTAGGCCAAACCCAGGCAACACCTAACATAAATCCAAACGATGCTGCAGCATACAAGCGTATGACAAACTCCGCAGACTCTGGCGCTTCGCCAGAGCACAATGGAGACATTATGCAAAAACTAATGAACGCTAACAGCAAAGAAGAACTGGATGAAGTTATTAGGTTGTCTGGACTCTAATCCGATCCTAAACAAGAAAGGCTAGACCCTAATGGCAATTCCAACAGGTACCCCAACCACTAGCTCTAGCATCAGCGCACTCGTAACTACCGCATACGACCAGTATGTAAGAATGGCACTTCGTTCCATTCCAGTTATGCGTTCACTTGCTGATGTTAAGCCAGTACAACAGGCGATGCCAGGATCATCAGTTGTTTTCTCAATCTATTCAGATTTGGCACAAGCTACTTCTACATTGAGCGAATCATCAGATGTTTCAAGCATTGCACTAGGTAACCCAAATGCGGTTACAGTAACACTGAACGAATACGGTTCAGCAGTTACAACAACAAAGAAGTTAAATCTAACTTCATTCAACGATGTTGACTCAGCACTTGCTGACATCATCGCTTACAACGCAGCAGATTCTATTGACAACGTAGTAGGACAGGTCCTCTCAGCAGGAACTAACGTACTCTACTCAGCAGGCCCATCAGGTTCTGCTCCAACAGCATCATCTGGCGTTCTATCAGTAGACACAATTCGTGTTGCAGATATCCGCAACGCTGTTGTAACACTACGCACAAACAAGGCTTTGCCTCGTATGGGCGAACTATATGCTGCATACCTACACCCACGTCAGTCAGCCGATCTTCGCGCTGAAACTGGTACAGGTGGATTCCAGGAGCTAACAAAGTACGTTGAGCGTACACCGTTCGTTGCTGGTGCAGTAGGCGTTATCGAAGGTGCTTTCATCGTTGAGACACCACGTGTCCTAAACGGTCTAAAGCTAGCCGCAGGTATCACACCTACAGTTGCAATCACAAACGTTGCTTTGACATCTAACGTAGTAACTATTACTACAGCAGTTGCTCACGGTCTTGGCGTAGATCAGATTGTAACAGTTGCTGCTACAACTAACACAGGTGTTAACGGCACATTCACCATCACAGGTGTTACATCAACAACATTTACCTATGCACTTACAGCATCTAATATCTCATCAGTTGCTGATACAGGTACTGTTACATTCACCAACAACTACCGTGCGATCATCGCAGGTCGTGAAGCATTGGCTGAAGCACAGGCTGCAGACATCTCAACCGTTATCGGTCCAGAGATTGACGCACTCCGTCGTTTCCGCACAATCGGTTGGTACTACTTCGGAGGCTTCAATCGCCTTCGTGAGTCTGCTCTCATTCGTATTGAATCAGCAGCAACTAACGGATAATTTCCGTTCGGCAGGGGTGGGGTCAAACCCACCTCTGCTACTTAAGAAAGGTTGGATATGGCATACACATTAACAACTCCGTACCAGTGGCAAACCTGGGGCGCGGGATATAACGAGTTTACTCCTTATTCACGCCTTGCAGGTCGTCGTCTTAATGGTGGAACCATTGATGGTCCTATTGCTCCAAGCATCACAGATGTACCACGTGGACAGACAATCATTGTTAATGGAACTAATGTCAGACTAACATTGACTCCAAGCCAAGATGAATTAGCAGAAGCTAGTTACTACTTCCTTGGTGGACACGAGTATGAGATTAGCGATGGTCAAGCACAAGTTCTTATTGATGCTGGCTATGGCGATTATGTGACACCAATAGTATGAGTTTACATAGAAGGAAGACCCATCCTGAGTATGTCGAAGGATGCTTTGGTTGCAAGGTAGGCGACCTAGAACTAAGTGTTGGAGTGGCAAACCACAAAGGTATACCTACTGCAAAGCAACACGACAAAGAACTGCAGTCTTATTATGATGCAACACGTCAGGGTATAGAGCCACGCTCAACAAAGAGTAAAGATATAGATGCAGCAGTCCAACTTTCCAACGAGGCTGGTAAGGCTTTCGATGGGATCTCAATGACCTTTAAGGAGTAATAATGGATATGTATGGTGGCAAGAAGACTATGGGTGGCAAGAAGAAGAAGGCCGCTGCTAAAAAAGGTATGCACAAGATGCCTGATGGAACAATGATGAAAAACTCTGATATGAAGAAAGCGAAGAAGAAGTAATGGAAAACTACTCAGAAGATATTACAAAGTACCCAACACCTGATAAGCAATATGATGGTGCTAAGAAGTATGAGACATACGAATCACTACAGACAGGTGCTATGGGAAAGGCAGCAAAGTAAATGCCAGTAAGAAAACCAGGTAAGTGTCGCAAGTGTGGTAAGTCGGACAAAGCCTGTAAGTGCTAACTAATGGCTAAGTCTCCAGCGTGGCAAAGAGCAGAGGGCAAGAACCCCAAGGGTGGCCTAAACGCAAAGGGTCGTGCCTCTGCCAAAGCGCAGGGGATGAACCTCAAGCCTCCAGTCAAAAAGGCTGAGGCTGCCAAGTCTCCCAAGGCAGCAGGACGACGCAAGTCTTTCTGTGGTCGTATGTGTGGGATGAAGGCAAAGAACACTTCTAGTAAGACAGCTAGAGATCCGAACTCAAGAATAAACAAGTCACTTCGTGCTTGGGATTGTAAGTGCAAATGAAAAAGAAAGTAGCATTCTGGGATACAAAGAATCCCAATAAGAAGTCAAAGCCTTTAACGCCAGAGCAAAAGAAGCAGGCAAAGGCAAGAGCCAAGGCAGCGGGACGACCATATCCCAATTTAGTAGATAACGCTGCAGTCAAGAGAACTAAGAAGAAGTAGGAGATATAGGTGGCACTAGGAGAATACGGCACAACGTTATTAGATGAACTTAACCGTTTGGCTAATGGTGGCACCTATAGAGCACCAGGCGAGATGGTTGATGAAGCGTTAGCTGCCCGTCAATGGGCAGTTCAACGCTCAGTAACAACAAACTTAACAGACACAGTGGGGGTTCTAAATGCGATTGCGGGTACGACTGCTGATAATCGTCTTGATTACAACGGCGTATGTAACCTCATCGCTGGTACTTTTCAACTACCTGCAGCGCAAGCTCTCAGAGCGGTGTCATCTTGAGTGCTAAATACAACTTGGTTTGTGACCAAGCAACTACATTTAATTTCCAATTCCAGATCAAGAATGACTCAACTCCTTGGGACTTGACTGGCTACACAGGAACTATGACTGTTCGACCATTCGTTGGTGCTTCTACTACAACTGTAGTAGCAAGCACTGCTAATGGTCGTATGGTTCTTACTGCATTGACAGGACGTATTAACGTCACTCTTGATGCAACAACCACTGGTGCTATCGCAGCAGGTCGCTACGCTTATGATTTAGTATTAGATTCAGGAAGTACTGTTACTCGTATTCTTGAAGGTAAGTTTATTGTGACAGGAGCGGTAACCCAGTGACCACAATTATCGTTATTGAAAACATTACACCACAGGTTGGTGTAGAACTCTCCCAGGATCAAGGTCCACAGGGTGGCGTAGGCGCAACAGGACCTACAGGATCTACTGGTCCTGTAGGAGCAACTGGTCCTATTGGTTCTACTGGTCCGATAGGCCCAACAGGTGCGACAGGTACGACAGGAGCAACAGGTGATACAGGAAGTACTGGTCCGACTGGCCCGACGGGTGCCACGGGTCCTACTGGAAGTACGGGACCCACAGGACTTACAGGTCCAACGGGCGATACGGGAGCGACAGGTGCAACGGGACCTATTGGCGCTACAGGAGTCACGGGAGCTACTGGACCTACGGGACCAGTTGGAGCAACTGGAGACACAGGCCCAACAGGTGCGTCAGGACCTGCGGGAGCGACTGGCCCACAAGGGGTAACAGGAGCTACTGGCCCTACAGGATTAACAGGAGCTACTGGTCCAGAGGGACCAACAGGTGCAACTGGTCCAGTAGGAGCTACAGGCCCACAGGGTGTGACTGGAGATGTAGGACCTACAGGTTTAACGGGCGCTACAGGCCCCGTAGGGGCTACAGGACCCATTGGAGCAACAGGTCCTCAAGGTGTTACAGGAGATATTGGTCCGACAGGACCCGCAGGGGCTACAGGCCCAGTAGGTGCCACGGGACCGCAAGGAGTTACAGGTGATACTGGACCTACTGGTGTTACTGGTCCAACTGGTCCAGTTGGTGCTACTGGTAGCACTGGTGCGACAGGTGCAACGGGAGCGACAGGCCCAGAGGCTGATTCGTTTCCAATCGTTTTAATGCTAGGCGGGATGTAGGATTCTCGTATGAGATTCCACGTTATTAGCCTACCGCATACACAGACGACTAAAGATTACGTCAACTGCGCTTATACCGAAAAGGTCAGGCGCTTTTGTATGATGATGAAAGGGTTAGGCCATACGGTCTATCTCTATGCTAGTGAAGATAACGAAGCTCCAGTAGATGAGTTAATCACTTGTATTACTAAAGAGCAACAGCAAGAAGCTCTGGCAGGTAAACACTTTACAGAGGCTGAGTTTAATAATGAACTACCACACTGGCAGATCTTTAATGGCAACGCGATTGAAGAACTAGGCAAGCGCCTAGAGCAGAAAGATTTTATCTGTCTTATCGGTGGAGCATCACAGAAGCCAATAGCAGATGCCTACCCTAATCACATCAGCGTAGAGTTCGGTGTGGGTTATGGTGGAGTATTTAGCAAGTTTAAGGTGTTTGAATCATACGCTTGGATGCACAGCATCTATGCAATGTTTACAAACCCAACGCTAGTAGATGGTAACTTCTATGATGCAGTTATACCTGGCTACTTAGAACCAGAGATGTTTCCGCTGCAAGAGAAAAAAGAAGATTACTACCTATACGTTGGGCGTATGGTAGATCGCAAAGGACTAGTCATAGCACAGCACGTGTGTAAAGAACTAGGACTAAAGTTAATTATGGCAGGACCTGGTAAAAACCCAAAGATTGAGTATGGCGAATGGGTTGGTCCAGTTGGTCCAGAAGAGCGAGCAAAGTTAATGGGCGGTGCTATCGCCTTGTTTGCACCAACGCTCTACATAGAACCTTTTGGTAACGTTGTAATCGAGGCACAAGCCTGCGGAACTCCAACGATTACTACAGACTGGGGAGCGTTCACGGAGACTAACCCACAAGGTGTTACTGGATACCGTTGCAGAAATGCAATGGAGTTTGCAGTAGCTACAGAGTGGGTGAAGGACTTAGACCCAGTAGCAATACATAAGAGAGCAGTAGCGCTGTATTCACTAGATGCTATTGCCCCACAGTATGAACAGTATTTCGCAAGGCTTCTCACGTTGTGGGGAGATGGCTGGTATGAGAGGAAATAATGCCAACACTAAACGACCTAGTAGATGAGGTCAAGGCTAACCTGCAAGGCTACGCCCTGCGCCAAGATCGCATCACTTATGTTGCAAACGCTGCTGGTCTGACCACCACTAGCACTGAGATTACCGTTGGTTCTGGAGGTAACCTTGCTAAAGGCATCATTGAAATTGATGATGAACTTATATGGATTGATAGTTTCACACCAGCAAATAACACACTCAATGTTATCCCAGGCTTTGGCCGTGGGTATCAGGGAACTTCAGCTTCGCCTCACGCACAGTATGCACAGGTAACTCTATCTCCAACCTTTCCACGTAATAACATTAAGAAGGCTATCAACGATACGATTAACAGTTTCTATCCTAAACTCTGGATTGCAGACTCTTACACATTTACCTTTAACGCATCTCAGGTTACATACCCACTACCAGATGATGTTGAGGGTGTCCTATTTATCTCTTGGCAGACAACAGGCTCTAGCCAAGAATGGCTACCAGTAAATCGCTGGCGCTTAGACGGTATGGCAAACGCTGCTACCTTCAATACAAACAATACACTTAACATCTATGAGAACGTACAACCTGGTCGTACAATTCAAGTTTGGTATACCGCCACGCCGAACACTCTTGACGCAAACACAGATGATTTTGCTGACGTTACTGGCCTACCAGAGTCTTGTAAGGATGTTGTTGTACTCGGCGCATCATACAAACTACTGTCTTACCTTGACGCTGGACGAATCAATCTCTCTAGTGCTGAGGCCGATCTAAACGATAGCAAGTTGCCATCATCGGCTGGAGCTGCTGCATCTCGTTACATCTTTGCCCTCTATCAACAGCGACTTAATGAAGAAGCATTGAAGTTGGCAGACAAGTATCCCATAAGAATCCACTACCTAAAGTAATGACAAATAAAAGATCTCCAAATAAACAGTGCTCTTCTTGTAAAGAAAAAAAGTATCTAAAAGATTTTTCAAAAAACAAAAACAGACCTGACGGTCACCATACACAATGTAAGGTTTGTAGGTCTAAATACAAGCCGTCAGAAGAATCAAGATTAAAGAACAATGAAAGATTAAGACGATGGAATCGTTTTAAGACATCAGGTTTTACTCAAGAAGATTATGATAATAAATTAAAAGAACAAGATTACAAATGTGCAATTTGCAAAACATCCGATTCTGGGTCTATGGCATTTCACGCAGACCACGATCACACAACAGGACAAAAGCGTGGTGTCTTATGCCACAAATGCAATACAGGACTAGGACTACTAAAAGATGACATCAATGTACTTTGTTCAGCAATCGAATATCTCAATCACTATACCCGATAAGGAAAACCAATGACCAGTAAATATTCCTCTACTAGCGTTGAGACAACACTGCAAAATGCTATAACAAGTAGTGGTGCAACATCTATGGTTGTAGCTAGTGGCACTGGCTCAGCCTTAATGGGTGGAGTAACACTAGGTTCTGGCAACGTGGATGTGTTCACAGTTGCTATTGATGTTGACACAATCAACGAAGAAATCGTATTCATCACTAACCAGTCATCAGATACAATGACCATTGTACGTGGTCAGGCTGGTACATCTGCAGTAACACATAGCTCAGGTGCAAGTGTTAAGCACGTACTTTCATCTTATGATCTAACAAACTTTCAAGGAGCAGTATCGCCAGTTGCTAACCTAGCCTTTAGTGGTTCTACCTCTGGTACTACAACTGTTCAGGCAAACGCTGTTGCAGGTACTAATACCTTGACATTGCCAGCAACAACAAGTGATACCTTGGTAGGTCTAGCTGCAACACAAACTTTAACTAACAAGACCTTAACAGCGCCAAAGGTAAATCTTTCCTTTAACGCACAGACTGGCACAACATACACACTAGTTGCTGCAGACTCTGGCAAGTTGGTCACAACATCTAATGCCAGTGCGATAGTGGTAACTATTCCACCATCAATCTTTGCAGCAGGTGAGCAAATAAATGTGCAGTCAATCGGTGCTGGTCTTACCAGCTTTGTGGCAGGAGCTGGTGTAACTATTACATCAACTGGTGCTACATCGGCTGCTCCAATACTACGAGCACAAAACTCTGCTTGCACAATCGTTTGCACATCTAGCAACAACTTCACAGTGATCGGGGACCTATCCTAATGCCAACTACATATAAAGTACTAGGGCAGTTAGCCCCAGCAAGCACATCAGGGGATCTCTATACAGTACCTTCTGCAACTCAAGCAGTAATCTCTACTATAAATGTAGTAAATACTGGTACTGCTGATTCAACAATTAGCATAGCAATTCGTAAAGATGGTGCTTCTATAGCAACAAATCAATACATAGTAAATGGTTTAATTCTAAACGCTAAGGTTACATTTGCTTACACATCTGGTTTAACCCTAGATGCAGCAGATGTAATTACAGTAAGTTCAACAAATAATGACTGCGCCTTTAGCGCCTTTGGATCGGAGATAGCATAATGTCAATATCACTTATTGGTGTAGTTCAAGGGCCAACTGGGCCAACAGGTCCGACAGGACCTACTGGAGCTACTGGTGCAACAGGTGCTGCAGGTGGTGGCATTGCAGGTTTTAACGCCCAGACTGGAACTACTTATACTCTAGTATCTGGTGACGTTAACAAACTGGTAACTGCTAGCAACGCATCTGCAATTACAATTACTGTTCCACCATCTGTCTACTCAGCAAATGATGCTATTAACATTGCTCAAATTGGTGCAGGTCAGGTGACTTTTGCTCAAGGTGTAGGAGTAACCATTACTTCTACTGGTGCAACAGCATCTGCTCCTAAATTAAGAGCACAATACTCTGCAGCATCTGTTATTTGCACAGCATCCAATACATTCTTGATAGTGGGGGATATTGCCTAATGCCTATTCTTGGAATTTATGCTTCTCAAAATTATCCTCGTGCTTTAACTGTTGATTACCTTGTAGTCGCTGGAGGCGGTGGCGGTGCTAGAAACCGCGGTGGTGGCGGAGGTGCTGGTGGTTTGCGCTGTACTGTTGATGTAACAGGCGGAGGCGGTACTGTGCCATCTGCGTTTTCAGCAACTAAAGGAACTTCTTACACTATAACTGTAGGAGCAGGTGGTGGTGGAAGTAATGAAACTGCTTCAGGCAATTTGGGAGCAAACGGCTCAAGTTCAGTATTTGCAACTGTTTCTACTACAGGCGGCGGCGGTGGCGGCGTTCATTATGGAACAAGAGGCGCTAATGGTGGCTCAGGCGGTGGTAATGGCTGGGGTCTTAGTAACGATTATTCTTCTGGAACTGCCAATGAAGGTTACCGTGGTAATTTTAGTAATGGTGGCGCAAGCGGTGGTGGCGGTGCAGGCGCTATTGGTGGAGAAGGTGGCGTTGGTAATGGCGGTGCAGGTGGTAATGGTGTCGCAACAACTATAAGTGGTTCATCTGTTACATACGCAGGTGGTGGTGGCGGTGGTGGTGCCAATGGTGCTACTGGCGGTGCAGGTGGTACTGGTGGCGGTGGAACCGCTGGAGGTGTTGCTGGTACTGATACTGAAGCAACTGCTGGTACAACAAATACTGGTGGTGGCGGAGGTGGAACAAAACGTGATTCTGTTTACACAGGTCAAAGCGGTGGTTCAGGCGTAGTAATACTTCGTGCTACTAAAGCAGCAGCATCTACTACAGGTTCACCTACATACACAACATCTGGTTCATATCATATTTATAAGTTTACAGGTTCAGGAACAATCACTTACTAAGGAGTAACAATGGCTATTAGAAGTCTTAAGACTGGAGTGTTCAGTCGCAGTCTCCTTGTTGGTAATGCTTTTTATAATCCTTTGGCTACAGTTGACTACCTTGTAGTTGCAGGTGGAGGAGGTGGTGGTTCAATAAATATTGACTCTAATGCGGGTACATCAACAACTGGTGGTCTTGGTGGCGGAGGAGTGGGAACTTGTACGGGAACAGCAACAGCGGGTACTGCAAACACTGGCTCAGGTGGCGGTGGTGGTGGTGATGGCGGTTCAGCGGTTAGCAAGAATGGCGGTTCAGGAATTATAATTGTTCGATATACAAAGTCACAAGTAGATTAAGGAAACTATGATGGCACACTTTGCACAACTAGATGAGAACAACCTAGTCACACAGGTAATCGTTGTGGCTAATGATGAACTACTCCTTGATGGGGTAGAGAACGAGACTAAAGGTATTATGTTCTGCAAGTCTCTACTAGGTGAGGATACCCGCTGGGTTCAGACATCCTACAACGGCACTACACGCAAGAACTATGCTGGCATTGGCTACGCTTGGGACGGTACAGGATTTGCAGCTCCACAGCCATACGGATCTTGGACACTAGATACTGAGACTTATGTATGGAACGCTCCAACTCCAATGCCAGTTGAAGAAGGCAAGCGTTATGCGTGGGATGAACCAACCCTAGCGTGGGTTGAATCAGAACTACCTGCTTAACTTTCAGTAACATCACCTGACCAAGTGAATAAACTGGTCATATTTTTATGCCAACTTAAAGGAGTGTAGATGCCATACGGCGACGATATAACGGAGGGCATCCCCTACGTACTTTCCAACCCTTCAAATGCTAGTACCTATGCCTCAACACGCGAAGCATACGATGTAGCTATTGCAGGTCTACCGTTCTTCTTACTCAACAGTGACGATTCACCTTATCGTCGTGTCACCGCTCAGTATCGCAAGCAACAAATTGACCAGAGCCGTGAAGCTGGAGAACAGACTTTAACTGGTTGGTGGCTACGTAGCCAATCATCCTTTCACCTTGGTGCTGGCATTAAGTTCTATGAACCACAGCAAGATGAGTCGCTACGCTTTCAGTACACAGAGTCTAAGGGATTAGATGTATGGACTAAAGGACAGGCTACCCTGCTTAACACTACAGTCAGGGCTAGGGCTGCAACAGCAACTAACCTATATCTAGTTGGTGCTAGAGATAATACTAATAGTGTAGATGCAGTTGTCTTTACTGAAGGAGTTGATCTTAAGAAACTTACTATGAGTAGTGATACACCTACCGTTACTACTTATACCTTAACAGCAGCTCCACACACACTTGATTTTATGGCGCTAACTTCTGATGGTACTAGATATTTTGCTGCAGATAATGACAAACTTCATAGAGGTAATATCTTTGGTTCTACATCTGACGGTCATATCTACGATCTTAATGGTCCAGTTACCACAGTAGCACTGCGTTATGCAAAGCAACGTTTACTTGCTGGCGTGGGTAGAGAGTTATATGAATTAGAATCTAACATTGCATCCACCGCAGGTGGTCACGCCTTACCTACCGCACTGTATGAGCACCCAAACCCATCCTGGATATGGACAACCATATCTGAAGGACCTGCTGCTTTCTATGTTGGTGGCTATGCTGGATCTTTGTCATCTTTATACAAGATTACTTTAGATCCTACTACTCCTAATACTCTTGGTTTCCCAACACTTAATACTCCTACTGTAGTTGTTGACCTGCCAGAAGGTGAGATACTAAACGCCTTTGATGTATACCTTGGTACCTTTGGAGTTCTTTGCACTAATAAAGGCGTAAGAGTTGCAGTCTTATCTGCCGATGGTGACATAAACTACGGACCATTGTTAGTAGATACAGAGTGCAAGAGCGTAACTTTCAAAGATAAATTTGCTTATGTAACAACCTTGCAAGGTACTGAGTCAGGTCTAATCCGCATTGATTTATCACAGCCAGTAGTTCCTGGTAGCCTCATCTTTGCCTATGCTTGGGATGTTTATGCAGCCAGTGAGACTGCTAACCCAGTATCTACAGACTTCCTTGGCTCTACCGATAGGGTTGTCTTTGGTATTCCAGGTGATGGAATATGGATTGAATCTGCAGCTACCCTAGTACCAAGTGGATACTTACGTACCGGTTATATCCGATACAACACACTAGAGGCTAAGATCTTTAAGTTGATGCAGGCTCGTGTAGATACCGCCAATGGTGGCGTTACTATCCAATCAGTAGATGCTTCTAATAACTTCTACACTATCGGTGTCTTTGGTCAAGAGTCTGCTGTACCTCAGATCAATATTAACTACCCACAAACTGCCCAAGAGTATCTTGGCTTTCAGTTTACATTAACTCGTTCTAGTACCAACTCAGCTAAGGGGCC